GTCACGTGTGACCATAAAAAGCCCGTTTGCAGGATTGATAAATACGATATTGCCAAACTTCTGAGGCTGTATCATATGATCCGCTCCCCCAGATACTTGTGAAGCTTTTCGGGGCTTTCAGTGATATATGGAAGCGGCACATAGACATCGGGAGACATAGCGTCATCGACAAGCACAATGCCATTGAAAGTGTATTTTCTGTAACTGCGCCAGTCTTCAGGAGTAACCACGATTATAACCTCGTGAGATTTGACATACACTGCTATTCCCGTTACGGTATAGCTATTGCAATATTGGGGATATTCTGCCTTTATTTGTGCCCGCAAAAAATCACGCATGGCACTTGCAGACTCTTCTGTTGGCATAATTATAAGTGCCTGCTTGCACAGTGTGATGTTCAGCAGTGCTTTAAGCTCACGCTTTGTCAGCATTTTTCTTACCTCTTTTCTTTTTCTTCGCCATGTGTGCCTCCTAAGTCAACAGGCTTTCCAAAGCTGACGCATTGGGTTTCAATAACAGCCCGTGCCACAAGATTGTCCACTGCCTTTTTGTCCTCATCGGAAAGCATTCTATAGACGCTTTCATAAAGCACATGATACGCAGCTGCATACAGCGGAGCTGTTTCCGATGTGATCGGGTTCTGCGAGGCAGTATTCTGTGCGACGGTCTGGATAAATGTCCCTATAGCCTGTGATACCTCATTATCTGTGGAGGCGTTTGCTACGCTGATATAGAAGTCACTGAGAGCACTCATGTCATCACCCCCTGCAAACGTCAGTGATGGCAACTTCCACCAGTTCGCTTGCATCATTCTCGGAAAATATCCTGCCCTTGGCCTTTGCCACTGCGGACTCCTCCGATGCGGCGGATACCTTGTATATGCTGTTCTCCTGTCCGCTGGTCAGCTTCATATGAACGAATACTATGTATGTTTTCATGGTCTGATCTCCTTTTTATGTTTATTTTTGACTGCATAACAGATTTTGGGGAATGTTATCCCTATACACATACCTGATAATGTCCTGTCGGGTAAATCGGTACATTTTTCCTACCATAAAATGCGGAATGTCACCGCTTTTGCAAAGGTTACGCACCTGCGCCGGGGAGATCTTGAAAAGAAACGCCACATAATTGACATCGACTATATCAGGACAATGCTCAAGGCTCACATCTGTTGGTTTCCTTCTTGCTGACATATTTTCATCTCCTTTCAATCAAGAATTACGCATCGAGAATATGCACGAGGACCTATCACGCTTCCGAATGCCAACTAACGATGCTATAAGAAAAGATATTTACCGCTCTGCTACCTGTGGCAGTGTCCCCTCTAAAAACACTGCTTATGGCTTTGCCGATTAAACAGTTATCCGCTCCCTGAGCAGTGACCTTAGTGCTTCATATTTGTTTTTCATTTCTATCGCTCCTTTTCAGAACATTCACGCCTTCCAAAAGGCATCTATATCAAACCATTTATCCTCTAAGAGATTTCCAATGACCGATATACTGATAAAATTCCGTGTATCCTTCACCTTGATTCGCACACATTTGCCCTCAAGCTCATCCCAGTGGTCAGTGCCAATAGTCTTCATTGTTTCGGTCAAGCACTCAAATCCTTTTTGCGTAGGAATACGATAGCGCTTGCCATTTTTGCTGATAGGTTCATCTAAAACATATCCGCCGAACATATAGTGATTGCCGTCCGATGCTTTAAGATGTATTTCAAAAGTCAAAATGCCGTGTTCGCAATATCCGAAAGATGCGGATGTAATTTTTGCGTTTAAAATGTTTTCTTCCATCGCTCCGCCTCCTTTCAAAGCCCCAGAATATCGTTAATAGCAGCAATAGCCTTGCCGCTTTTGATTGTTCCTGTCAGGATCCTGTGCAGACAGGAACTGTCAAGATAAATATCGGGATTTTTCTTACTGATCTCTGCTATAAGCCACGTCTGCGTTCGGTTCTTTTCCATAAGGGCTATTTTGACCCTTTTACCGTAAGCACAAAGCGGCTTTTTACATTTCTTCACATTCATTTCCCGCTCCTTTCTGCCCGTCATGTTGATATTATGCCTTAGATGATGTGCTCAAAAGATAATCTGTAGAGCAACCAAAGAAATTTGCCATCTCAGCAAGCTTGTTGGTAGGAATATTACCGCCATTCACCCATTTGCGGAGCGTTTTTCTGTCAACGCCCAAAACAGCAGCCAGCTCTTCTTTGGTTAATCCTTTTCGTGCTCTTTCAGCTTCAATATTAGGGTACATTTATTCATCTCCTTTACGCCGTTACTCATTTTGGGTACATTTTCATTATATACTCAAAACGAGTAACTGTCAATACCCAGATTGAGTAATATCATAACAAAAAATAGATACCCAATTTGGGCATATTGCCAAAATGAGTATTTTTTATATTGACTTTTCCCCAAAATGGGTATATTATAAATATATGAAAGGGGCAGATCACATGATTGGCAATAGAATAAAAACACTGCGTGAAAGCAAAGGCTATAATATGCGCCAAATGGCAGCTGCTTTAAATTTACCATATACAACATACGTGAATTATGAAAAGGGAGCAAGGAGACCGAACTCAGAACAGCTCATTTTGATCTCTAAATATTTTGGAGTATCAATAGATTATCTTATAGGACGCACCGACATTCCATTTACAGAAGACAGATCTGAAAACCTGTTTGAAAAATATCCAAACATTATGCCTATACCCGAAATGCGCAAGGTTCCCCTTGTGGGTGCGGTAGCCTGCGGAAAGCCTATATACCGTGAAGAGGACGAATGGATATCTCTCCCCACAGAAATAAAAGCGGACTTCTGCCTGCGCTGCGAGGGCGACAGCATGATAAATGCGGGCATAAACGATGGCGATATAGTATTTATCAGAACTTGTTCTGTGGTTGAGAACGGTCAGATAGCTGCGGTCTCCATAGATAACGAGGTAACATTAAAAAGGGTGTACTATTACCCAGAAAAGAATAAGCTTGTCCTCAACCCCGAAAATCCCGCATATGAGCCATTTGTATTTGTCAATGAAGAACTTAACGATATCCGGATACTCGGCAGGGCTGTTATTCTTCTGAGCGAGATAAGATGATTTGACAATAATAGTTGTTTTTCAAAATAAAGATATTGTTTTTGTCAATTACAGTTGACTTTTTTACGTAAATAGGTATAATTATATATACAGTGTTACCCTTTTACGTAACACTAATTTATATTTATGTTAAAAAGAGGTGGATACAATGAACACTACAACAATTATCGTTCTTGTGCTTCTGGCGATCATTCAAATCATTCTCATTCTGTCTGTAGTACATATTTCTGCTAAGACCGATGAGATGAGCAGCACTCTCAAAGAAATAAACGAAAAGCTCGGAAAGATCATGTACAACACAGGCAAAAAGGACTAACAATGTCCCATCTTAGCCCCGTTCAGCATTATTTGCCGAACGGGGAAAACTATATTAGCAAAATAATACATAGGACGTGATGCGAATGCCAGCAATATGTGAAGAACTTACCTACTCGGGAGAGTTTGTCCGTACCCACCTGAATGATTATGTTGTGCTTGACCTTGAAACAACAGGTCTCGGCGCTTCCAGCGGAATAATTGAGATAGGAGCCGCAAGGATACGTGGCGGAAAAATTGTTGACGAATATTCTCAGCTTGTAAACCCTCAGATGCCGCTTCCGAACGGAATAAGTGCGCTGACAGGTATCACAAACAAAATGCTTGCGGATAAGCCGCCTATTGATGACATAATATCCGGTTTTATGAATTTCATAGGCAATGATGTCCTTATAGGTCATAATCTTGCTTCTTTCGATTTAAGAGTTCTTGCGGACACCTGCTTCACTCATTATGGACTTATGCTTGAAAATAATTATTCGGATACACTTATCCTTGCAAAATGCAATGATACTTTAAACAGCGTTCTTCCAAATTTCAAGCTTGACACCCTTTGTCAGTATTACAATATCGAGAACGCCAAAGCTCACCGTGCATTGTCCGATGCAGAAGCTACGCACTGCATTTACCAGAAACTATTTGTTGATAATGAATCCCATGACGACTTTGTATATGTACCCGCTCCCAAAAGCAATATCTTTTTCGGAGAAGTAAAATATTCTGACAAAACAAAACGCCTGCAGGAGCTTAACGATCTGCTGGCAGACATTGTGGAAGATAATGTGGTCAGTGAAAGCGAAGCAAGGCAGCTGTGGGAATGGCTTGAAAACAACAAGGACCTTAAAGGTAATTTTCCTTATGACACGCTTTACGCCGAAACGGAAAAATGCGTGAAAGAGCATTTTGAAAATAACGAACCTATAAGCATAGCTCAGGCAAAATATCTGCTTGGCGTTCTGCTGTACGCTATTGACCCTGTGAAGAATGCCTCAAATGCTCCCGGAAGAGAACGTCAAAACAACGAACTCGACTTTAACGGTAAGCTCATCTGCCTTACAGGCGACTTTGATATAGGTACAAAGCGTGATTTTATGGATATCTTAACTCCTCTTGGCGCACAGTTTCATGATAGGGTGGTTGCAAAGGTAGATTATCTTGTAGTCGGCGGCAGCGGAAGCGGAGCATGGGCAGGCGGCAATTACGGCACGAAGATCAAAAAGGCTCTTGAGAATCAACAAAAGGGTTTAAAAGTACGAATCATCAGTGAACATGAAGTCTTTGAATATCTGAAAAGCATTGGTGCTGTTAAATGATTGGAGGTTACTATGGAGCAGCTCACTTTTGATATGAATGACGGCGAAACATTGTCAGAAAATATAATTGACACACTTAACAACATTATTGAAGAAGTATGCAAAAAAAGAGATATCGACAAAAAATATATAAAAGTTTATGATTTGAACGAACATAAAAAGCCCAAAAATCAAGGATTGGATAGCCTCAGTGATGAAACTATAAAAAATGAATTAGGGAATAACTCTTCACGGAATAAAAGCTTCAGCGTTTGGATATTGGAGCCCTTGATGCTTGAAGCTGAATTCAAAGAAGTTAAAAGCGACAGATGTTTCAAACTTACTCGCATAAGCAATTCAAAATCAAGCCGAATAGAAGTTGAGTACCTTTATCAGCGCAAGGACTGCATAAAAAAGCCGGAAGATGCAGTTGAAAGAATATACACTTCATCGATAAAGGATAAAGAAACAGGTGAAAAGTTTACCAGAAAGCTATTTTGCCATAAATTTGATGTAAACAGTACTACTCTTGTTCCATATCTTACAGAGATAATAGACTTTACAGTAACAAATTATCAGCCTTCCGACAAATTTGGCTGCTGCAGCAAATACGTTGCCTGCTCCGATGCGCTGAAATGCCTGCATTCAAACAACTTTTACGCCCGCTGCTGCTGGTATCGCAAGAACCTTGAGGCTGGCAGGATCTTTTACGGGAAGAATAAGAATAATGGATAAAAAATCCCCCGAACCATACGGAACGGGGGAAACGGAATTGCAGTCAGCTGCAAAAGGAGGGTTAAACATGGCAAGATACTCCAAGCAGTCAAACGGATTATACCGTGCAAAAATCAGCCTTGGAGGCGGGAAATACAAGTATCTTTCGGCACATACGCCCAAAGAGCTTGATATCAAGATACGTGATGCAAAAATCAAGCTTGGCAAAGGCATAGACATAGGTGCTGAAAAGGACACTTTCCTATCATGGGCAGAGCGTTGGCTGTCACTTAAAAAGCTAAGTGTATCAGACGGCAGATATAAGTCGTACACCTACAGGGTAAATAAAATGTCCGAGCTTCACAATATCCCAATTTCAAAAATAACCGTAGCCGACATTCAGGAGATAATCAATGCCGCTGCGGAAAACGGAGCCGCAGAAAAGACCCTCAAAGAATATAAGTCCGTTTTCTCCCAGATCTGCGACTATGCAATAGTCAGCCGTGTAATGGATTTTAACCCCGCCAAGGGCATTATCATTCCCCAGTCCGAGCCAGCGGAAGAGCGCAGAGCTCTGACACGGACAGAACAGTCATGGATAACCGCTCCCACTGAACACCGTGCTCACGTTGGTGCAATGATAATGATGCTTGCAGGTCTCAGGCGTGGCGAGCTTCTGGCTCTGACGTGGAACGATATTGATATACCCAACCGCCGAATAACCGTAAACAAGGCAATGGTTATGGTGGACGGTAAACCAGAGATCAAGCATCGCACCAAAACCAAAGCAGGAATGCGCACGGTCAATATTCCCAGACTGCTTACTGATTTCCTCGAAGCTGAAAGGTCAAAATCAAAGTCTTTGCTTGTTGTTCCCGGGCTTGATGGCAATGTAATGTCAGGCGACTGCTGGCAGTCCCTCTGGGAAAGCTATTTGTGTGAGCTGAATTTCCGATTTGGAGATTTCAGCGGAATTATGGTTACGGACAAAGATGGTCACAGAGCACAATACCGCAAGCCTGCAAGCCGATTTGCACGTGAAAAGATACCTATGGTAATTCCCAAATTCACGGCTCATTGGCTTAGGCATACATTTATCACAAACCTGTATATGGCAGGTGTTGATGTTGTAACCGCCTCCAAGCAGGCAGGACACGCCGACATACAAACGACGATGGATATATACACACATCTTGATGACGAGTTTAAGGTAAATCAGATGTCCAAGCTGGACGATTTTCTATCAAAAATGGGCTAAAGTTGCAAAATGGTTGCAGTCGATTTTCAATATTTGGTTTATTTGCGTCGATATCAGGCCGTTATTTACTTCGTTCGGGACGAAGAGGCCGTGGGTTCGAGTCCCGTCACCTCGACCAATAAAAGCAGCCCCTTAAACCGCTATAATGCGTGGTTTGAGGGGCTTTTTGTTTTTGATTTTCACTTATGTATTTTACTCAAAACAGGGCTTTTTTGCTCGCTTTTTTGCATACATGGGTGTCAAGATGGGTGTCAAAATGGATTGACCATCATGTTTATTTATTCCTTTTATACCTATTAAGTATCCTCTGAGCCTTAAAAAACGTCTTGTCATCAATTATAGGCTCAAAATTCCCCTTGTAGATATTTCCGCAATAGCTGTAATATCCACGGTATATATGACGTGTCAATATCTGATGTATGCTTTCAGCTTTAAATTTACTGCCTCTTTTGCCTCGATACCCTCGTATATTGCATAGCTCGGCTACGGCCGACAAGCTGCCGTGTTCTATATATTTTGCAAATATATACCGTACAATTTCAGCTTCTTCCCTATTTATTTTCACACTGTCATGACCGTCATTGTCATATCCCAGTGTGTGGTTTGCAGTCCGCTTGCCTTGCTGTGCACGTTCCAGCATCGCAACCTTTACTCGCTCGGCGGTGATCTCTCGCTCCATTTGTGCAAAAATCCCAATCATGCCCATCATTGCACGTCCCATCGGCGTCGATGTATCAAATGTCTCTGTTACGCTAACTATCCCGACGTTATAATTCTGACATAGTGCATTTATGCTGAATAGATCTGCAACGGAACGTGTCAGTCGTGACAATGCCCAAATGATTATCAGATCAAACTTGTTATGCGGGACATCACGAAGCATTTTAGTTGCATCAGGTCGGTGGTCAATGTCTTTTCCACTGATACCACCGTCAATATACACGGCGGTAATGTCATAATCATGAGCGGCACAGTAAGCCTCCAGCGAGTGGCGCTGGGCATCGAGGGAATAACCCTCGACAGCCTGTGTGACAGTGCTTACTCTGATGTACAGCGCAGCTCTCATCTGTTTTCACCGTACTTTCTGCATTCTTCTGCCTGTGCGTCGGTGATGTATGTTTCCTTGCCGTCAATGTATATACGGTATTTTCCTGCCTTAACAGGATTGATATGCGAGCTGATAGAAAGAGCTATGGCGGACGAGAACTTCGATCCTTGTCATAACCCACCACCTATTGAGGAAAGTTACTCAGAAGGCAAATAAACAGTATTTAATAAAAAGATATGATGCTTTGCCAAAAAGTTACTGACAAATCAGTGTAAAATTTTCTTGACAAAAGTCATATTCGTGTTATAATGAGTATAGTAATAATATCCCTATGACTTAGGTTATATACCTTTGGGAAAGGAGTGTTACTATGACAACCATTAAACAGGTAGCCAAATACATTTTACACAAGGTGGGTACTATATCCACACTCAAGCTGCAGAAGCTTTGCTATTATTGTCAAGCTTGGTATCTTGCTTGGGAAAATACTCCTCTTTTTAACGAGGATTTTGAAGCTTGGGCAAATGGTCCTGTTTGCCCTGATCTGTTCCAGTGTCATAGAGGCAAATTCTTAATATCTGAAAATGAAATTGATGAAACAATAACTGACGATACTTTTTCTGAGATTCAAAAAAATGATATGGATAAGGTTCTTCAGTATTATGGCGAAAAGGAGCCACACTGGCTTAGTGAACTCACTCACCAGGAGCGTCCTTGGAAAGAAACAAGAGCAGAAGCTGGAGCACAGCCCGGTGATTATTGCACAAAGGTAATTTCAAAAGAAATTATTCAGGACTATTATGCGGGGCTTTAAACTATGAGTAAAAGCAAGTGCATAAAGCTCGGCATTGATATCGATTCAGATTCAAAGGTTCCCAAAATCAAACAAAATCCGGAAAGTTACTTTAACAAATCGCCCTCGTGGTGCTTTTCAAAAAGTGATAATGACTATGAAAAGTGGTCAATATTACAAGCAGATTTTTTTAACGACATCTTACCGAAACTCGTTTCTTTTGAACAGCGGAAATGGTCTGATATAATATCTGATAAAAAGCATAATCATTGGATTAAGTGTGAGGACTTTTCAAAGGAAGCACAAAATCGTATTAACGCTATACCACAAAGCTTTGATTCATTGTTTTCTTTAAGGCTTACCAGTACTTTTAGACTTTTTGGCTTTATTGAAGAGGGAATATATTATATTATATGGGTCGATAAAAATCATGAGGTGTGTCCAAGCAATTTAAGAAACACATAATGGTGTAGTTTTAATAACTTCACTCTCAATCATTAAAGCATCATAGCTATAGTAAAATAACTGATTATATATGCAATTATTTATAGGAAAGGGCTTTATTGGAATGAGTACAAATAACAATCAAGAAAAAGATATCATTCAAATTACTGTACCAAAAGGGAAATTGAATGAATATGAAAAAATTGCAGGCAGAAACAGGATGAAGCTTGACTCGTTTATCTGTAAGTTGCTTGATCAAGAAATCGACTCAAAAGAATATATTGAGGATTATTGTGAGTTGCCATTTATAGATAAAGGCTCTAAAGACAACTATGCCATAAGATTTTGTGCAATAAAATACTTCAGTAATGACAAAATAAAATTTCGCATCTCTTTCCTCGATTCAAGTTGTAAAGAAATACTGTATTCTTGCAATCTTATTTTAGACAGATTTGAAATAATGAACGAACAAAATATCATAAAAAAAGATATTGCGATGCAGTATGCTAAAAAAGAATTATCTCGCAATGCTCAAAAAGTTTTTGAGTACGAAAAGGCTTTTGACGTATTTTTTAACAGCTTTGACCAAGACATTTTTTAATTTGCATAAAAGACTGATATAATACTATCGTCAGTTTAAAATAATCAGTCCAGCTTTCCCTCAACAGTTCATAAAAACTCATACACCTCCTTTTTCCGTATGAGAGCAAAACTGACTCAAACGCCGCCGATAAGAGCTTAGTCCACTCTTACCGACGGCGAATTTTTTATCTTACATTGATTTAATAAAGGCACCCGGATAATCTTTTTTCACTGTTTTAAGGTATGCCTCAGCATTTTCCCGAGAACTAAAAGCCCCGACCTGCACATAAAACATCTCCTCAGATTTTGACGTTTTCGATGAAAACATTTTCTGAAACTTTCTCCAGTCGGCAAGCTCTGCCTCTGTGTGTGTCCACATTGCGGGGCACAGCTTTCCTGTAACGTGATGGTGCATAATAACGTGATCCGCAGAAATTTTATATTCTGCCATCAACTGCCGTACCAATGCCGCCGCAAGCTCAAGCTCTGAATCGGTGAAATACCAGTCCGTGTCATCTGCGCTCAGAGACTTCCTGTTTTTCTTGTTGCTGCAAATTTCAATGTTGATGCAGTTGCTGTTGCTGCACTTGCCGTAATATCTGCCGCCCTCTGACGTGGACATCTTGGTGTATTTTACACCACCTGCGCCCCATGAATAACGGTTTGCAATGTCAGGATTATAGCAGACAACATTTTCATCGTCCACAATAAAATCAGCGCTGGCAGGGTTTGCGGGATTTGCCCCCGCCCTGAACCATGCCGCAAGATTGTGTGCGCTACCCGCAGCCGATGATGTGCCTGCCGTGTAGTGGATCACTATCCATTCGATGGATCGCCCTTTGGCAACAGTGGTGTTGGCAGCGCCTGTATCCATTTTGATGTTAATGCTCATCATTTTTGCCCTCCCCCGAATTATCGTCACGTATCTGCTCCAGTATATCAATCAGCTTCTTAGGCAGCTTTACGCCCAGATTGCCGATGTTCTCTAACAGCGATATGCCCTCGTTGCCTATGTAGTACAGCGCAATAGCCGTGCGGAAGATATCACCTGTGTGCATGACATAAACATCTACAAAATGTGACACGCCTACCAGCGCCACGATGCAGACCTTGCGCACCAGACCCCAGAATCCCACCTCCGAGGACAACTTTTTCTGTTTCACGGCAACCGCCACACCTGTTACGTAGTCGATGGATATAAACGCTATCAGTGCAAACATGATGCCGTCCATGCCGCCGAAAAATCCCGACACCGCCGTGACAATGCCGCCCAGTATGATCTTGATGAATTCTGTGAACTTATCCATTTTCATTCCTCCTCAGATTTCCTAACCACAGGAATATCAAATTTTTTCAATTTCTCTTCCAGCTCGTTAATCTCGTTCCTGACAGCCTGCCTCTTGGCGTTTAATTCGGTCATGTCATAGGGTGTAGGCAACCCCATCAACGAAAATTCATAGCATTTTGCTATTTTCCAGTCACCGATAGGACTAGCACTGTCGGACAGCTGCCAGCGGCAGTCAGCAATTTTTTGCTGGATTTCATTGTATGTATCCATTTGTCGCACCTCCTCAGCCAATGCAGAAACAGGGGCGGACGCCACCCATAGATGATGCGCCACTTGCATTTGCGTTTCCCGTACTTGTTACACCCGCAAAACTGGTATTCCATGCAGTTGATTTGCACCAGAACCAATTTCTATTGCATATATACTTTGGATTTAATCTAAATATCGGAAATTGACGATAATTCAATCCATTATCATATTTACCACCGAATATGGTGCTGCCATATATTTCTGGTTCAGACGGCAGATTGATTTTAACAGTTACCCATACGCAACTATTTGCGGAATTTCCCGATACACCATTAGTCAGATATTCACTGTGCAACAGTAAATGGTTGTTCAATTTTGCGTCAAAATGCGCATTATATACAGGTAATACGGATGTAAACAGAAAACTGCCAGTATATCCACCATTATTTGTATTCGTACCATTCATTCGGTTGGTTCCAATATTCTCATCAGGCACAATAACAGCGTGGTGTGCTGTAAATGCCGTATCACCAGTATTCAGGTATGTATCCAGTCCTGCAATGCGGAATTTTGTATTGTATGTAACAGTCTGGGTCGATTCCACCAGTGATTTTGTACCATCATCACTGGTCTGCTCTACGAAACAGGGGACATTCGCAATGTCTCCCGATAGCGTGAAATAGTCACCGATATAGATATCAGAAAACGACCCGTCGGCAATCATTGCACAGATGTCATTGATATCATATCCCCTGGCGAATAAATCATCGCCACGAAAGATATTATTATGATTTTCGCTAATAGACGTGGGGTTTATGTCAACTGTCTCACCCCCTTTCTGTGCCACCTTAAAACGGTTGCCACCGTCATACTGCCCCATAATAGTAACAGTCCCGCTGCCGTTGAGGTACAGTGTGCCGTCGCCGAAAATATCACCGCAATTTGCAATGACTACGCTGCCGTCTTTTGGCACCGCAACAACGCCGTCAGCACCTGCTGTGCAATCCGCATTTACTGTGGAAATGTACACAGGTGCGCTGCTATCGTTTCTTACCGCAAAATATGGATATCTGCGGTCAAATGTTACGGTTGTCACGCCGTTAAGCGTAACGGTTGCTTCTCTTGTACTGATAGACATAAAAAATTCACTCTCTTTCAGGTTTTAAAAGTCTCATAAAACACTTTTTCTGCCCTGCACAGCTCCGCTGCTATGGACGGGTAAAGTGATGCTGTGCTTGGCGCTGCATACCCGTGCCCATGGTCGCACCTCCTTTACTGAGATGATGAAATGAACCAACTATCTGTAAACTGTCCCACACCATACGAATTGTGGTCGAACGTTAACGCGTTTGACCATGTATCACGTTCTGTGCCGCTTTCCCAATATCGCGTTAAATCGATGTGAACCTTTGTTATTGAAATGCCGTACTCAATACTTTTTATTCTATAAAACGGTTTTTTTGTGGTTGCTTCATTCCAGCCAACGTTTGTAGAAAATGCACGTCCCGTCGATATTTCACCATTAGATAGATTGACAGCTTTCCACATAGGGGCTAACGTCCAATATTTCGATTGCGTGGGGTGTGGGGTTTCATCGAAATATATACTGATTTGTAACGAATTTCCCGAATTTGTAACGGTGTCAAACTCGCCCGATGACAGGTCGAGGTATTCGTTTGTATTTTCGGTATCGCCCGACCCCAATGAGTTTGGTACATTCTGTCCGTCGTCCGTCGTGTTATCGCTTCCACCACCCGTCGCATACTCATACAGTTTCTTGTATTTGTCGGATACGTTCACGGGGTCAAACCCGTCACAGCCATAGTCGGACGCATTATACACACCTGGTTCCACCACGGTCAATGGTTGTATGTTTGCTGCTGCTTGCACATCAACAGTCACAGGCCCAAGCCCCACATACCCCTCAGGCGCATTATATACTCCGTTTTCCGTTATAGTTATTGGCTTGACCTTTCCGCCCTTACCATTCGCCAGCCCCAGCAAATACCACATCATATCATCCATCGCTGCTCACCTCGCTTGTCGTGGGAATAATGTTGCCGTCATCGTCCTCAGTAATGGCGTACTCAAAAATCTTGCCGTTGTAGTTCGCCCGGAGGCTTTTGCCGTCCTCAGCGATCTTCACCGCAGTGGGCATCATGCCATTCAGGATAGCTCCCGCAAATCTGGCAACACCCTCTCCTGCCATTTCAAATCCGTATTCGGTTTTAGAACTTTCATCGGAATTTTCAATAGCGCTTACAAATTTCAGCCCCTGGTCAGTGATCTCCGTGCAGCCATAAATGCGGTTAGCTGCTATCCGCTGATTTATGGCACGGGTCAGCAGGTCATTATAAACGGACGAGCTTTCAGGCATCTGTGGAGTTGACAGCGACGCAACCGCACCGTCAGCGCAAAGATTGATAGATATGTTTGTGACTGTGTAGGATTTATCACCGACTATAGCCGTGCCGTATGGATCAATATTGCCCTCTAAAACAGCGCTGAAGCTCAGCGGCTTGTATGTGTACGCACCGCCTTCAAACAGCCTTGTAGCCAATGACTGGGCTATTCCTTGCGTTATAAGCGTATTTGACAGCTCGATGATGCTTGCAGGGGCGCCGCTGCCGTTATCATAAACGTTTGAGCTGTCACCCGTTACGATAAGTCTTGTGTAGCTGTTTGTGGGATATTCGATGATAGCACTGTGGTTAGAGCAGCTTGCGGCAGAAGTTTCCACGCCTATTCTGTGATAGCAAAGACTGTTATCACTTCCGCTTTGCACAAAACAGCCGGATGCTCCTGCAAGTGCTTCCATTATGGCGTTGCAGCTTGCCCCCTTGTATGTGCTGGCAGTGACATTGCCCACAAGCAGCTCGGTCGTTCCCGATGCGCCTAAAAATCCGCATTGTGCAGCAATTTTATTGGAAATTTCAGTGGCGGATATGTCCTTATAAACGGGGTCGCCCTTGGAATCCGTCTTGTCGCCGTCCTTTAGCGTCGAATAGTCAAACGGCTGAGACAGCTTGCGTGAGCGGTCATATGCCGTAATGCTTACGGTGTACTCGGTGCGGTTCTCGCTGTCGATAAAAAATGTCGGCAGTCCGTCAAATCCCGCAACCGTAACGCTTTCGCCCTCGTTAAACAGAAAATCCGCATAAACAGTGGCAGAGAGCTGCTGTGTCACTATGCTGCCTATACCAAGCCCCGAAAGGCTTTTATTTATGCTGATATTGCTTATCTTTTCGGGTCCGAATGTCCGCCCGCCTATTATCAGTCCGTAAGGTATGCTAAAGACTGCTCGGGGCGAGATCGCACACCGAGCTGATGTTTACAGTCCACATACACACGCCTGAAGATGTCTCATAATCAAGCTTTGCCGTAAAATCAGGCGCATTGAAGTCCGCTGATGTGTCGCCGAATGTGATGTTTACGGAAGCGGACTTGCAGGCATTTTCGATAGTCTTTTTGACATCATCGGGTACAGTAAATGCCGCAGATATCTGATATTTGTATCCCAGCAGCGCCTTTGATTTTTGTCCGTTCAGCCCCTCAAATCCGCTGAAATATACCGCTGTACGGTTTATGCTTAGGTCGCCTTTTTCGCAGTATTCCGATAGGTCAAGGGTGCCAATTTTGAGCAGTGCCAAAAAAATCGCTCCTCTCCGTTTTATTTAATCATAACATAAAACGGGGAGGAGCATTTCGCAGTTAATCTCTTCTTGACGCAATAAACGCCGAAAGCGTGTCATCGCTCTTTATGCACGCCGATGATGGCGGCAGCATATTGTTGAGCTGGGATATGCTTTTGGTATATTTCTCAAAAAGCTTCATCATCACATCAACCACAGGACGGGTGCGCTCATACGGCTCTAACTTTTCGCTCTGAGTAAACATTTCCACCCAGCCGTTTTCGATGATGTCGTCCATCAGTTCAAGCGCCTGCACGTACTCAAATGCAGCCACCTTGCAGAGACCCTTTGCGATCTCCTTGCGCTTAGCGTCCATGTCTGCGCACTGACGTTTCAGCTTGTTTTCATAGGCCTTGATTTTTGCAAGCTTCTCTTCCTTATCCATATTCTCATTCCCTTCTGTTAAGTTGATGTTCTGACCTTTTGCTCGTACTGCTTTTGACTTATGCCCTTTGCCACTGTTTCTCCGTCCATGGTTACGGACGTTTCAATCGTGGGATTAAAGGATACGGAAATGCCATTGCCGAGTGAGCTGTTAAGCAGTATCGCAATAGATTCAAGCAGGGCGTTTGTCTTTGACGTATCGGTCACGGTGCTGTCAGTGCTGCCGTTATTGCTTGCTGATTTATCATTCAGTGTCTGCGCAGTGTTCTGTGTCTTGCCGAGCGCAGACGCTATTCCTGTCAGGTTCGGCAATGCGTTCCCGATGATGTTATCAACAGCGCTGAGCAGATTGTTGGCAAAATTTGTGCCTGCGGTTTTTCCAGCTTCCGAAAAATCCTCAGAGGAGCCGAGAGAAGCCGCTGCCAGCTTTTTTGATGCCGCCTTGTCCCGTTCCGCAAGGTCTTTCACGCTGTCAAACTTAGTGGGAGATCTCAGCAATATTCGGGCATATTCCACAGCCTCGATAGGGTCCATGGTCAGCAGCTCGTCGATAACGCTCTGCGGCATACCCTTTGCGGCAAGCTGTGTCAGATATCCTGGCAGCTTTTCCTTTGCTGCAACGATCTTTTTCATTTTGCTCGTATCAATGCGCTCTGAGCCCTTGCTTCCGTATCTGCTGTTTGATACATTTTTCGTAAAGACAGAGCCGAAATCAGCCTGATACTTTGCCTGCAGCTTTTCGATTTCCTCAGTTTTCTTTTTTGCACTTTTGGTTTCCTTGTCGTTGGCTTTTTCATCGGCATCGGCGACCTTGTTTCTGCCCTCAACAAGCTTCAAATAAAAGTTATCATACAGCTCACTGCCCTGACCGAGTGCATCGACTATCTTTTCCAGCTGGTCATAATACCAGTTGTCATCGTCCTTGTGGTTAAGGGCTTTTTCGATGTCCGCTTTTTTGATAAATCCATCAACAGCAGTTTTGAGCTTGCTGTCATCAAGTCCTTTTTCCACTCCGTATGCAATAGCCTCGGAAGCGGCCTCGCCTATATCCTTGCCTTCCGAAACTGCCTGTGCATACATGCTGTCCATTGTGTCAAGGATAGCCTGAGCTTCCTTTTTGGCTTCAGTCTTTTCGTTGCTTTTGGAATTTTTGTCGGCAGAATCGGCAATTTTCTTTCTGCCGTTGAGGATCGTTGTCATGTATTCCTTATACAGCTCGGAGCCTTCTCCAAGGACGGAGATCATCTTCTCTTCCTCGTCATAAAGCCAGCTGTCATCAGCACCAAGCTTAGCCTGCTCATATTTCAGATCGGCTACATATTGCTTGACAAGCTTTTTTAGGTCGGAATCCTTCATGCCGCTTTCCATGGCAGCGGTCAACGCATCGGCAGCGATCTCTCCGACAGACTTGCCCTCGGATTCAGCTTTTTCCTTTGCGGCGGATATTGCGTCTCCCACAATATCGGAAGCGGCATTTTCTGCCTCTCCCGTACCACCTTCGGCTCCTTCAGCAAAACCCTCGCCAAATGCGCCGCCAGCTTCCTTGCCGCCGTTGTTCGTTGCTTCGGCCTCTTCCGTCAAAATGGTGTTGTAGGTGTCAATAATGCCCTGATATCCTGTCATAGATTCGTACAGGGCGTTTACCTGTACTGTTGCCTTGGTAAATTCCTCGTTAGCATTATTCATTGCCGCACGCAGGTCATCTGCCGAGCCTGCCCAACTGTCAGGCACAATGCCTGTGCGGTCCATTTCTGCTATCATTCCGCTGAGAGAATTTATCTGCTCATACCACTTGTTCTTCTCAGCCAGAGCCTGCTCATACTTGCTCGTGACTTCATCAATGTTCACCAGGGCTTCACCGTAATCGTCCTGCAGGAATGACAGCTTTGCCTGTCTCTGCTGCGATGCAATGACATCATCAATGGACGTTTTAAGCCCCTGATATCCCTGTATCTGACCACCGATAATCTGTATATTTGTCCCGGCCAGAGTATTCAGCTCGTTGATAGCATCTCCGAGCCTGCCGCTCTGGTCTATCTGATTGCCCTCTTCATCAACAAGGGTCTGTATTTCTTTCCAAAGGGCACGTTCCTTTTCAGCCTTGCTGTCTATCTCGCTGCTCTCTTCACGGAATGCGCCTATCCTGTTTTCTATAGCGTCCTGCTGTTCCAGCATAGCCTGGGTCACTTCGTCAAGTGCATCTCTTTCACGCAGGGTCTCTGCCATTGAATCAAGCTGAGAAGCGCCAAGCTTGCCCAGAGCCGTTGCAAGCCCTATAGCAGCCGCAGCAACAGCAACATATATGTTTGCCTTTGCCGCATCATTGGCAGCTATCTGTGCCGCTGTAGCCGCTTCCTGAGCCGTCTTATAGTCCTTTATGGCTTTTACAAGACTGTTTACATGGGCGACCATTGTGCCTATCTTCCATGCTCCCCATGCGGCTCCCATTCCCTCGACGGTCGCAATGATATTATCACCGTTTCGGGATATCCAGTCAAGAGCGTTTATCAGAGCAGGAATACCCTCATCAGCCGCAAACGCCGCAGCTTTTTCTATCAGCTTTCCGAATTTATCTGCCAGTCGTTCAATTACTTCCGAAAGCTGTCCCTCTGTAACGGAGCGGCTCAGATCAGATATCTCCTTTGTTGCCGACTGCACAGCACTTTTCAAAGGCTCTTCCAGATAATCATACACTTTTATGCCGAGGCCTTCAAGCGCTGACTGCATCGCCGTTACGTTGCCTGTAAGGTTGTCCTGCATGGTCTTGGCAGTTTTGAGCAATGCACCGTCGCAGTCGTAAAGCGTTTCCGAAAGGTCGTCATACTCGCCGTTAAGACCATTTACCATAGCCTGTAAAGCGGTTATCTGAGTTTTACCGCCGAGCATAGCTTCAAGGTTGTTGCGCTGCTCATCGGTAGCACTTGCCAGAGCGTTGCCCATCTCCTTCAGGACTTCGGTGACATCCTTCATATTGCCTTCGTTGTCATACAGTGACAGCCCCAGCGTGTCCATAGCCTCGGCGGTCTTTTTGGTGCTGCCAAGCATATTTACAAATATTGAGTTGAGCGCCGTTCCCGCTTCGGTGCCCTTGATACCTCTGTTTGCCATAACACCCAGAACAGTGGAGAGGTCTTCCACGTTCAGGCCGAAATTATGCGCTGAACCGCCGCATTCGATAAACGCTTCCAGCAGCTGCTGCATATTTGTGTTGGAGTTGCTCTGAGCTGCCGCTACAACGTCAAGATAATGTGACAGGTCGTTTACTGATACACCCATAGCCGACATGGAATCTGTGACCAGGTCGGAGCAGGTAGCAAGATCCATTTCGCCTGCCTCCGAGGCACGCAGTATAGGCTCAAGGCCTGTCAGCATTTCCTCGGTTTTCCAGCCTGCAAGCGCCATGTAGGAGAGCGCATCGGCTGATTCCGACGCAGTTTTCGAGGTGTTGGCACCCATAGTCTCTGCGGCTGCCCTGAGCCTTTCGAGGTCATTTCCTGTCGCTCCTGAGATAGCCTCAACACGTGACATGGATTTTTCAAATCCCGAACCTACCTCCGCAGCAGCCCCGACAGCTCCAACAGCAGCAGTGCCTACAGCAGCAACAGCTCCGCCCGCAACGGCTGCAACATTCTTGATGTCGCCCGCAACGTCGTCCATGGCAGATTTCAGGTCCTTTACAGCATCCTCATAGCTTTTTATGTTTTTCTTTGCACCCTTGAAATTATCGCCGCTTTTTTCAGCGGATTTTCCGAGGTTTTCGGTGCTTTTCTTGGTACCGTTCTGCTCTGACTGTAAATTCTGCAGTTCACGCTTGGTGTTCTCCACCTCACGCTGATACGCACGGTATTCATCGGCAGTGATATGACCGTCCTTAAAGCTGGCTTCCAGCTCCTTTGCCTGGTTTTGCATCTCCTTCATTTTCGCCTTGGTGGCTTCAAGCTCATTCTGGTATGATTGGTACTGCTCCGAATTTATTTTGCCGCTCTCAAAGTCAGATCTCATCGTCTCATTTTGCTTCTGGAGCTCTTTCAGCTTTTCCTTGGTGGCATCAATAGCTTCTTTCAGAGGAGCATACTGCTCTTCCCATTTGCTCTGATTTTTAAACGCATTATCTGTCTTTTTCTGGACGCTTTCCAGCTCGGTGAGCTTCTTCTGTGTATTGGATATGGCTTCCGACAGCAGCTCCTGCTTCTGGGCAGCCAGTACAACAGACTGCGGGTCCAGCTTCAGCGAGTTATCGACTTCTTTCATTTCGGAAGCAAGCTTTTTGGACTTCTTTTCAATTTCATTCAGCGCACTGGTCACGCCCGAAACGTCAAGCCCCAGCTTTGCGGTAATACCTGCAATATTCTTCTTTGCCATTACATCATCCCCCAAGGAATTTTACAAACGAAGCCACATCGTCAGCAGTCGCTTCACGGACTTCATTCTCTGCCTTATGCTTCTTTCCGCCGCCTGTATTTTCTATGCAGCGCAGCAAAAATCCAACCGATATATCGTTCAGGTCGGCAACTGAGAAGCCGCAGCGGAGAGCTGATATCGTCAGCCTTTCCGACAGCTCATCGTTCCCTGTATCCTCTGTGTCAACATTATTATCATTGCAGCCGTCATCCGTGCCGTATATGCCAAGACTTTTTTGCATCAAGTCGGCAGCAGCTTCCACGGCAGAAAGCAAATCAAAATCATCTCCGAGATCTTCTCGGAAGATATCAGGGTCGGCAATGTTCCTGTCCGCACATTTCGCCATAGCCCATATAAGGCGGTATCCTACCTTTATGGCTGTAAGCGGGGATTTGCCTGCTGCCGTAAAATCTTCCGTGTATTCGGTGCCGAACTGTTCTTTGTATGCTATCAGCACGGCAGCGCTTGCCCTCATGTTAAACTGTCCGCCGTTATAGCGTATAGTTTTTTCAACGGCCATATTAAACCTCCTTGAAGCCAAAGAACGTCTTGTACGCCGTACTGTCCGCATTCTGGTTTATGCTGCGTATTTTCCGCTGACTGTTGCGTCGGGCGTAAATAGGGATAGATATGGTCTGCACCTCTATGCCCTTGCTGTTTGTTTTACGCTTTATTTCCGGCTGTCCTGCCTCACATGACCACAATATCTCTCTCTGACCGTTTGCGGTATATATCAGCGAGAAATCATTCATGCTGTTTGCGGAAATATAGATCTCGGTAAATGTGCCGTCATCGTCGCTTTCCCAGTCAAATATATCCTTATAAAAATCGAGGGGCATAACGCCCAGCTCAATGCTGCCGTCATACCCCTCTTTGATATATTTGACACCTTTTCCGCTGCCTCTGATACGCTTATCAAATTCAACGGTAACTTTCGGGGAAAGCGACAGGCTGACAGCCGCTTTGAGCGGCTTTAATTCTCCGCCGAACACATAATAGCATTCAGATAATCCGTGAATTATCATATCCTGTCTCACCTTCCGAAATTATTCGCCGCTATCATCTACATTAGGCTCGTGCATATCTGTGTACCATGCCGCATATGCTGCCTTTGCGGTCGCATCGGTAACATCGCCCGAAATATGTCCGACGGTGAAATGATCGTTTTCACGGGGCATTGCGGTGATAGTCATGGCATCAGTGCTGGGAGTGATGGAGCTTTCCACCGTCTGGCCCTTGATAGAGGGACGGGAAATCGTATTTCTGTATGTGATGAATCTGGTCTTTGTCACATCGCCATTGACCTCAAACATCATTACAAATTCCTTTGTTACAGCATCTGCACTTTCAAGCTGTACACCGTTTTTATCAACGATCTCGCCGAGAGCCTTCTGGCGGAACCAGTCGGGTATCGTTGCGATCTCAAGGTCGCCCGAATAACCTGTGTTTGCGTTCTTAACGAAATACGCAATGTCATCTGCGTAAAATTCTGACTTGTCGCCCTGAGGGTCCAGACTGATATTTACCGCACCGGGAATAGGCATGATGTTCACCTTGTTGGTTTCACCTGCCTTCTTCTCGAATGTGTATGTTTTTGATTCAGGGTCATAATTGTCGATAAACAGTACGTGTACATTGGAAAGGCCAAACTTTACCTTATTCATTATCCGTTACCTCCTCCGGAATTTCAAACGTATAGGTTTTTACAACAATATTTTCGTCCCTGTTGTATCCCATGATGTATGTATAGGGAATATTGTTGTCATCAAAAATTTTATCAACAGCATATTCAATATCTTCCTGCCGATCGTCATCGTACATAGCCAGATACATCTGGCACCTGGCTACAGGGAAATAAACGCCGTTGTCTGCATATAAATTGTTTCCGCTGCCTATTTTGGCAACGCAGGCGTGCGGGAAGGGCACATCTTCCGGGTCAGGCACGACCCATTTATAGCATGGGATACCCGCCTCGCAAACTAATTTTTTAACATCTGATAATCTCATGGCTTATCCCTCAAAGGCATCCGCAATGCGGTCAATGTAAATGTCGTTGAATTCACGCACGACCTTTTCAATATGCGGCTTGCCTGACACCCAGTGCTGGTCTTTGCCTGCATTGTGACCGTCCTCCAGCAGATGTGTCAGCATATATCTGCTTTTGTTATATACCGTGAAATCGGTGTATGTGGTTTTCAGCGTGTCAAGACCTTTCACATATTCAATGTGCTGTTCGCCGTAGATCGTCCAGCCTTTTGCATATGTTCCCGTTTTCTTGGGCGCAGCCTCTTCAATGGCTTTTGCCATCTCTTTTGCTGTCTTTCTGGTGATCTTGTCCAGCGCCTTTATCTGGTCAGCATAGTGCAGCCCGAACCTTGCAGCAACCGCCTTTGAAAAATCAGCCATGCTCTCATATTTGTAGTTGAATGGATCACGTTTTGACATTCTGCTCACCAGCCTTTGGGGTCAGATACAGTTCTGTGATACCGTCTTTGTCATATGTCCTGTAAACAGAATATACAACGCCGCTGTATTCACACAGCTTTTCGCCCCTGTACTCAAACGATCGCAGCCGCATACACAGCTTGGGCTTTATGCCAATGGCTCTGTCAGCGTCAGCGTGGAAAAATTCCTGCTGCGTAATGCTTGCCTTGTCCGCAATCACCTTTCGTGCCGGGGCTTCTCTTCCCGCACGGAGCAGTATCGGAGTAATGAAATTATGCCTTGTCACTATCATCACTCCTCAGCTGCAGCTGACTTGCCATAGCCTTAAAGCCCTCGGAAAATTCAGTGCCGTTCTGGTTCAGAAGGTCATTAACGCCCAGCGCTATGCACTGTATTTCGTATTCCGAAGCATTATCCAGAGTAACAGCTCCGCCGCCGTTGTTTATGTAACGCATAACGGCGAGAGCCTTTATCCGCAGCTGATTATTGGTATCAGCGTCATCGGTAAGTATCCCCAATGCGGCTTTTACCTTTTCGGTCAGTTCCTCTGCCGTCATACATTACACCCCATTTCTCAGGCAGTATAGCTAAGGCTGATAAGCGCAAACGCCTTTTCGGCAAGAGGAGCGCCGTCAACTATCGCATATGCCGCATAGTCAGTGTTTCTCTGCTTCACGTGGTCCTCAGTGTTTAAGGTAACGTCCTTGTTGATGTTGACAGCATAGCCGTTCTTTGCGTTGCCCACGAGTATCTTGTCGTCAGGTACGGCAGAATCAAGCTTTACAGCCTTGCCGAGAATGTGGCCGACCACACTGTTGGCTACATCGGAGGACACTGTGAAAATAGGTCTGCCTACAGTATCGCAAAGAGATGCAATTCTGCCCCAGAGGGTCTTGGAATTGATGTAATATGCCGCACCTGCCTCGTACTTTGCGTCGATGGCAGCGTTGGCAGCGGCAAAAGCAGCGATCATCTGCTGGGCGGTGGGATTTGCAACAGCGATGTTCTGCGCCGAATATGTACTCTTGGCAAGCTGTGTGAGAATGCCGAGAGGCTCAGGCTTCCAGGGAGAGCTTTCTGTGGAGGCGGCAACGCCTCTGCCTCTCAGTACGCCGTATCCGAGAGCCGCTCCCATCTTTTCGGAAAGTTTTGCTCTGATGTAGGGCAGGAATTCCGAGATGCTCATTTCCTTGAGCTTCCAGGAAACTGTGATAGAACGGGCAAGCTCACAGCCGTTCAGGGTGATAGTTGCAAAGGTCTCCGAACCATCAGCGGTGGAAGTGCTTTCGTCGTACCATGCTGCATCGGAAGATGCGGTATCCTTGGCAAATGTAACAGTGCCCTTGACATAGGTCTTGAAAACGTCCGCATAGAAGGGATATGCCTCCAATACATCATCAAGAATGCCCTTCATAAGCGTGCTGGGGATAACTGCGCTTGTGGTAGTGGTGGTAAATGCTGCGTTATACGCCTTCATAACAGCCACGTCCTCGACGGACATAGTTTCGGGCTTGACAGCCCATTTTGCCCAAGCATTTTCATACTTTCTTTCGGCTGCGTCGTTCTCCGTGCCGTTGTCAGTGCCCATAAGACCCAGGTCAATACTGCCCTCGGCTGATGTTCCCACATGAACGGTGCTCTCGCCGCAGATATCAACAGCAGGCGCAGCATTGGAAAGGGCATCAGCATTTTTCTTGGCAACGAGCAGAGCATTGATCTTATCGTCGAGCGCCTTGATCTCGTCCATTTTGGCGTTTGCGCCATCAATGTCACCGTCCTCGATCATCTGATTGGCAGCAGCCATCAGTTCAGCTCTCTGTGCCTTAAGCTTTTCAAACATTTTGCATTTCTCCTCTCATCATTAAAAATCTTGCTTTGGCTTTCGCCGCCGCAGCTTTATCATTCTTCAGCTTATTGTCGGTCGGTGTACCTTCCGGCTTTTTCCCCGAAGTGTTAATTTTGGCGATATAGCCGTCACACAGTCCCATCTCAACAGCCTTTTCAGCCGTCAGCCATGTGGTATCGTTCATCAGCTCGACAGCCTTTTCCTTGCTCATGCCTGTTTTAGTGACATATGCACTTGCAATGGATTCGTCGATGTTTTTGAGCATGTCGGCCATTTTTTCCAGATATTTGTGATCTCCGGCACCTACATAGCAGCTGGAACAGTGTACCATGACCATTCCTACGGGAGATATACGGCAGTCAGCCGCACACATGATAACACTTGCCGCACTTGCCGCAAGCCCCGTAACGTTTATGCGGACATTGCCTTTGTAGCCGAGAATGGCAGTGTATATCTCAAACCCTGCGAATACATCACCGCCGCCCGAATTGATGTTTATTTCAACATCGTCACCGTCAGCCTCAGCCTCGGCAAGCTGTGACTTTACCTTCTTGGGATATGTCGCCGCAATGCCGTATCTGTCGTACATAGTGCCATAATCATCATCAACGATGCTGCCGTTTATCTCAATCGTTCTCATCACTCTCACCGCCTTCCGTTATCGTTATAACGCCTGTGTCCTTGCGCAGCAGCAGTTTGTTTCCTCCCGGTACAGCCGCCATGCCGAAAGCAGCACGCCATTCATTCGTGGTCATAGCTCCACGGTCAACCATTTCACGCAGATTCAGCTTTGTTTCGATGCTTGCCGCCGCCAGATTATAGCTTTCAAACACGATCTCATTGCCGCAGCCACGTTCTCGACGTGAAAATATCCTGTTGGTGTATGCCGCCGCAAATTTCAGCAGCACAGGCTCAATGTTGGATTCATAATATGCGTTCCACTGGTCTTCTGTCCAGTCTGAATTGACTATAGCAGAATTTGTGTTGAAAATGCTGTAAATTCTGTCCGTGATCAATTTTACCGAGGAAGAGGGCGGAACATATTCCTTCTGCGATATCTGCTCAGCTTTTGCCTTGCTGTCCACAGCCGCAACGCCCATAGTTTCCGAGCTTTCGAGGAACTGTGCCGCAAAATTTCTCGCCTGGCGTTTAAGATCCTCGTCTCTCAGCGCTGCATTGTAGGTCAGCAGCCAGCGAATGATGCCCGAATTTTTGATAGCGGTAATTATGCCGCTGTCAATAGCCGAAACGCATTCCATCAATGGAAGCAGGGCCTCATATTTTGGCGTGCCGAAAATATCATCGGTGTAGAAATCGTCCCGCAGATGAATGATGTCACTGTACGGGAATACAACATTTTTGCCGTTATTGAGCATAAATTCCAGATACAGGTTCCGCTCCCTGTCATATCTTTTTATGACGCTGTATGCCGTAATGGGATATATCTGTTCAGGGTATCCGAGGCTGTCACGGATTATCAGAGCAAATGCGTTTGAGTTCAGCGCAAGCTGTGATGCAAGGCGTTCCTGCAGCTCCTGACCTGTCATATACGGATTGGGTTCCAACAGCAGAAATCGGATATACGCCTCAGGATTGACCTTGATATCCTCATCGCCGTCATCGTTTATGCAGTGGCGTATATGCTTGCCTACTGCCTTGCCGACAGCAGATGCCAGCGGACGTACAGCCGACCGCACAACATCGGAATGATACAGCTTTCCGTCAAACGCAAAATATCCCGTGTCCCCCTCGTCGGTCATAAGCTTCATCACAGTTGCCGATGAACCGCTTCTGCCGAAAAATCGGGCAATTCTGTCCCTTACAGTAGCAAAAAAGCTCATTACTGCTTCACCGCCTTTTTACGCTGCTTGTCGGGAGTGGCAGTGCTTTTGCCTGCACGTTTTCCCTCAGTATCACGTTCGGCACATTCATGCTTTCTGCGCACATCACAGGCGGCAGAGTTGAAGTCACACCACCATGCGTTATGGTGGCAGCATTTTTCAGCGTATTTGCAAGCCGTGATGTTCACCTCATTTCTCAAATTACTTTGCTTCAATTATAATTTTACAATAAAAATGCCCCTCAGATTTTGCAGTTACAAAAGCGCACTCTGCCTCACAGAAAGACAAGGTGCGCTTAAAAGCTGTATTCTTAACCCCTCGATTTCGACCTCTTTACCTGTTTTTAAATTACACTCAGATAATCGTTAAGGTTATCCTGCAAAACGGTGTATGCGTCCAGCAGTGCCGCAAGGCCGTCTATACGCTGGGTCGGCTTTCGGCTCTTTATGGGCTGGATATTGCCGTTCCTGTCCTCATCAACGCAGGTGTTTGCCATGCACCATTTCAGCACGCCGTTGTTATTGTATATTATCTTGTGCGCCTGCAGGTCCTTTGCGAGCATCTTCATAGGATTGGACAGCGTTTTCTTGCCCTGTATCACGGGGCGCATGGTGCTGTCGCCAAAGCTTCTTTTCATTTCATTCACCCACAGCTCGGCACTCCACGAATCATATCCCACAAGGTTCAGATAAATGTCATACTCGCTCTGGACTTCGAGAAACCATTCCCTGACAGCATCAGGATTTATTCTGTTGCCGGGGCAGGTCCTGACCCAGCCCTTATCTATCCAGATGTCATATCTTACCTTGTCCTCGTTTATATGCCTCTCAACCAGGTCGGCAGGTATCCAGAACATCGGTATAACATAAATGTCCGAACAGTCAGGCAGCATGAATATCACACATGCCGCCGTCAGGTCATCGGTGCTTGAAAGGTCTGCACCGCCAACTCCGTAGCGTGGTCTGAGCTCTGCCACGTCAAAAGCTGTCTCGTTATTGATATCGTCAAAGGACAGCCACGAGCCGCCCGACGTCTCCCTGATATTAAATTCCTTGCACAAAAGATTGCGCTGTAAATCGGGCGATTGCTGTGCCTTTCTGACCTTATCCCTGAGCTGCCTGATATTTTTAATCGTTCCCAGTCCCGGATTGGCTTTGGGCCAGCAGCGTTCATCTTCCCACTCCTCACGGGCATCAAGTTCATAGATAAATGGAAGAAAATGGTCATCAACAATGCCTGCGTCGGGATCGTCGTAGCCAATTATCACCTTTGCGGCATACTCATACTTGTTGTCGTAGATATCTTCACGGACAACACCCGCCGTTGTGGTTATCAGCGTCATGGGCTGTTCTCTTGCCGTTGTGCCGTCTGCGATTATGTCATACAGCGCCATGCCGTCTCGCCACTGGTGGACCTCGTCCATCAGCGCACCATGAACATTCAGACCGTCAAGGGTGTCGGTGTCAGATGCCAGCGGTTTGAACACGCTTTCGTTGGCAGCGCAGTCCATTTCTCCCACAAGGGGCTTTATCAGTTTGCGAAGCTCCGGCGACTTATTTACCATTCGCTTAGCCTCTCCCCAGATTATCTTAGCCTGGTCCTTTTTGGTAGCCACAGCATAGACCTCTGCACCCGGCTCGCCGTCCCCGACCTGCAAGTACAGACCCACTATTGAGCTTATCAGCGACTTGCCGTTTTTCTTAGCCACTATCAGGACAACCTCTCGATATCGCCGCCGCCCCTCATCATCAATAAATCCGAACATAGCTGCAAGCATAGCCTTTTCCCACAGCTCAAGTACAACCAGCTGTCCACCGAGCTTGCCCTTTGAGTGCCTGCAATAGTTTTCCGCAAACTCAAGTATATGATTAGCCCGTGAAGGAGAATAGTGATACATGGTACCGTCAGCACCTGTGCTCCCCGAGAGGTCTTCGGCTAACTTTTGGTAGATCCGCTGTACCTTCCTGGACACAGTAACTTTACCGTCCTTTATCTGGCTATAGTACTCCATAATGGGGCTGTAATCTTTAGGATACCTGACCAATCTGATAGCTCCTCTCTGTAGATTTTAGGTAGGGGGGTCTCAAAACTTCCCTGTGTGTTCTTTCCATCTCTGCAATCGGTCCCGAGGGGGCTTGCCCGTTTCTGTGGCAAGGGGGGCATGGGCTGCCCGTCCTCGCCGATCATGTACCTCAGACCCGCATCACCGAAGTGCTCTTTGTTGTGGCACTCCTGGCAAAGGTATTCCAGATTTGTGTGTGATAACGTGACCATCGGGTCTGTGATGTTTTCGGGTGTTATGTGCTGCCTGTGATGTACTATGTAGCCATATCTTTTACGGCAGCGCTGACATAATCCGCCGTCAATAGCACGCCGCTCAGCAATAAATGACTTCTTGCATTGCAGCCATTTGTCGGACTTATAAAACGACTTTGCGTATTCCTTAGCCATTGCCTTTTCTTCCTTTCCTGTAAATTGGCGGTTGAAATCCATAATGCTGATATGACCGATACAGTGTTGATACATCGACGTTAAATGACATAGCTACAGATACGATTGACTTGCCGCTCTTCTGTGCGTGCCACGCCTGTTCTGTCTGCTCACGGCTCAAACAGCCTTTGTACTCTGCCATCGGATCACTCCTTTTGTTCTGTTTGTAGATATCATTACGTTCACGTCCGCTCCCTACTTTCTCCTCCAGGCTGTTCGATGTTCGTCACGGAAGCGATAAACACAGGTATTGCATTTGGACATTTGGGCCGCCTCCTTAAATCCACCAGTACTCAGTAACATAGCGCCAGCTCTGCGGTGCTTGCTTAATATAAAACTTATTAAGTGATCTGGGCTCGGAATAAATAGTTAGCTTGGTTATATGCCACAAATAAACTGTTTTATTATCGGCATAACGCAAAAATTGCGCTTTTGTCAGATGGGCTTGATTATACATCTCACGCGCATTAAACACTTCGTTGCTTTTTAGCTCATCAATTTTGCTGCATATAAATTCTCCAATAACCTTGCCGTTACCCTGCACAGGCTGTTCACCCTTTGTCAGCCATGCTTCACCGGAGAGAGTGCAGTAAATATACACCTTAAACGAAGGATCCATTTTAGGACGACTCTTGCGTACTTCTACCGTTTTGATACCTTGGCTGATAAGCTCACACCACTCAGGCTGAATACTCATCAAAATAGCTTGACGGTGGTATTTAAATTGATTGGTTTGTTTAACTCTTTTCACACTTTGCCCTCCTTGCACTCAACTGCAAAACGCCTAAATTCTCTGCACGTCCGATATTTTTATCATCGTGTAGCTCTGGTACGGATATCCGTA